TGAGTACGACTTAGGCACAGGCATGGAAATGTAAATAAACGCTTCTAAATCGGTTTTAAAAGGTTCTGATGCACCCATCGCACGTTTAGCCTTGTCAACAATGAAATCTTCATATTCAAGCGTTGACTTAGGTGTGTAGGTAGAAACAAAATTTCCTCGTCTGGCAAACCTTGGCCTGCCTTTACCTTTGGGTAGCCCTTCAACTTTAAACATGACGATCAGCATTGAGTTCCTTAATTCTTTGGGCAATGAGTTTGCCTATTCCATGAAAAGCAGGTTCTTGTTCCAATAGCTTAACTTGTTGACGAACATAGTCAAGCCATGCAGGTTTGATGGCTAATTTGGCATAGTGCTCAACAATGAGTTCAATTTTCATTTTGGTCTACTAGCTTCATGCCATAATTGTTAATCCCTTGTGGAATAGGTATGTCTTTTTTTATCAAAGCGTTACGTTTAAATTTTCTGTAGTCAACATGGTGATGCCATCTGTTGAACTTCCAAGTTACTTTTGCACAGTCAGGATGCAAGTCAGCAAGCATTTTGGACTTAGGCAAAGTACCTTCTTTGGCATAAAACTCCTCTGTATTGCCTCCCTTTAGGGTTTGTGTCTGGGCTTTTTCTTGGATAAAAGCATTGAACTGGATGGTGCAATGACCATCTTTTAAGACCCTGAGAGACAAATCTGTGTCCTCGTTATACCTACCTCTCCATCTGTATGGAATATTGTTCTGAATGAGCAAACAAGAGTAAATGCGAGTATTTCTGATAAAGGGTGGATGAACTTCTTTGGATTGGACAAAAAAGTCATAATTAAAGCCAGAAATGTAAACATTCTCGTATCTGTCTACAAAATCTTCTGCAGCTTTAAAAATTGTGCCAGAGCTGACTTTGACCATGAGGTTTCTGTTAAGCCTTTGAAAAGAGGCAATGTTGTCATCCATGACCCAATGGCGAGCAGCTCCTAGACTGATGCTGTGTTCCCAAGCAAAGTTGCGTGCAGGACCGGGTCCTCTCGACTTATTGCTTGCTAGCTCATCACAAGTCTCATAAACATCTTGATAGCTTGTAGGCAAAATCAATATCTTGTGTGCAGCAATTACGCTTGCATAGTCCTGATATTCCTGATTTTCCACAATGATGTAGTAAGGCACTTGCATGGCTTCTAAAGCCTTTGCTGTTAACCTTGTATCAGCTCTACCTTTGGAAACAATGTAGATAGGGTATTTAGGATTCATCTACATACCTCAGATGTGCCCTTAACCTTGGTTCAGCATAAGGAAACCAGATAGTCTTTTGTTTTTCAGTAATCCTTTGACCCATCAGTTCTTCAAACTTAGCAACATCTTTTGCATTTCTGAATCTGACATTGATAACTCTAAAAGGACTTAAATCATCTTGAACAAACTCAGGCATACCAACCCACTCTTTAGTTGCTGAGTCCATCTCGTCAAAAAGAACACCTTGCTCTGCATTCTCTAACATTTCATTCCTTTCAGCCATAGTTACCCCAAGGGTGAGTAGCACTCACACCAAGCCCATGCTTTAGCACTAGCTTCCCCATAGGGGTGCGATTTAATCGAATAGTGTCTTGTCTCACCTTGTCCACTATTCTTCTGTGATACCTCGCACACAGTTCACTAGGGTTATCTTTGGGGTGATTGCAAAGCCCTATGTTTTCTTCCAAGCCATCCATTTAAATGCTCTGCTATCGTGTGGAGTACGATCTGCAAAAGCAAAAACCCCATAATTCACTCTGTGGTCTTGGCTCTTGGCGAGAGCAACAGCAAGGCGATTGAAGTTGTCAAAAGACTCGCTTGCTATCGAACAAGACCACACAGAAAACTATGGGGTTCTACAACAACTTCATTCACCTAGATGCCACTCTAGATAAAACAATTATACACAGATTATCTAAAAAGAAACCATTCAGGATGTAAAGATTGCATTTGCCATATTCTTGCTTGTGGTGGAATTTCACCCCATTGAGAAATAGCAGCTTTAGAAATACCCAATATCTTGGCTAGTTCTGTAACTGATCCTGCAAACTGTATAGCTTCTTTTTTGGTAATCATGCTTAACATTATACAAACAATACAAAATTACAACAGTTAAGTTAACTAAATACAACACTAGGGAAACTACCTAAACATAGACAGTTAAACTAGGTTAACATTCAGTCATGCCGAAGCATAAAGCAAGCGGATATTTTTTAAAGGACTGTTAAATGAAAAAACAATACATCATAGATACACAAGACACATTGCAACATTATGAGTTTGCAACTGTTCAACAAGCATTAGATTTTGCTCGTGAATTACTAAGGGTAAACAGACCTTTTATTATGTTCACAACCAAATGACAAAACAACAAGCCAACCTTATTCTTGACCAAGTTAAGGTTGGCATTCCACACCCAACATATTTAATTAACTTAGCTTTAACAGTAACAGGAGATTTAAAGCCATGAAATTCCACAGAACAATTAACGAAGCCTTTCCACACACTATGGAATATGGATGTTCCATTGAAAAACCAAGGTTAACTCGTTCAGAAAGGGTGTTAACAGTTGTTTACGCTTTAGCTGCTTTGGTTGTAATGTTTGACCTTTTCTTTTGGAGGCCATGATGACTAGATTTGAACACATACAGAAATCATGTAATGACGCATTGGAAAAGTACAGAATTGCTGATGAACTTAACTTTCAAGTTGGGTATTACAAAGCACAGGTAGCATCACTTTGCATTGACATTGAATACTTGCATGACGAAATGGAATTTTTAGAAAAAGAAATTAAAGAATTAAGAAGGGAATTAGCATGAAAGAAATAGCATCAGCATTGGTTAAAGCACAAAAGGCCTTTGGCCCTGCATTAAAGCAGTCTTTAAACCCTCATTTCAAGTCTAAGTACGTTGACCTAGCCAGTTGCGTTGAAGCAGTTATAGACGCTTTAAACGATAACGGCATATTTCTTAGTCAACACACTTACGAACACAATGAAGGAATCGTAATTGAGACTGTGTTTACGCATGAATCAGGTGAACAAATGAATTGCGGACGTTTGTTTTTTCCAGCTAACAAGCACGATCCTCAGGGCTTTATGTCATGTTTGACTTACATTCGCCGGGCTTCTTTGATGGCAGCGACTGGTCAAGCTCCAGAAGACGATGATGGCAATAAAGCAAGTGCCCCAAAGCCTTTTAAGTCACAGGTAGACCCCAAGCAAATTGACCATTTGATTGAAAAAATGAGAGCTACTGAAACCAAAGAAGCCTTGGTTGCGAGTTACAAGATAGCCCATGCTGCCTGTTTCCATGAGAAAGACTGGGAAGCCAAGGTTGTAGCAGTTAAGGACGAACTTAAAAAGGCCTACGAATGACTGACTTAAAAGAAGAATATTATTTTGAGTACATGGAGGAGCTGTCTTACAAGCGTTATACGCAAGTGTTAAGCAGATACCCAAATTGTCGTGACCCAGAACATCCTGAATGTGAATTATGCAGAGAGGAAGAAAATGAAGAAAATTAAAGACAAAACAAAAGAGCAGCTCCATGATGAAATTATGGGATTGTTTCTAGGCCAAGAAATGTGGACAACTTTGGAAGCCTTAATAGAAACCACAGTTGGTGTTGCTGAACACATGGAACTTGATAGATTTGACCTTATGCGTTTAATCATGTCTGAGCTAGAACTTTACGAAGAAATGGAGAGTGTTCAATGATTGAGCAACGCACAGAAGCATGGCATTTGCAGCGTCTTGGTAAGGTAACTGCTAGTCGAGTTGCTGATGTCATAGCCAAAACTAAATCAGGCCCAAGTGCTAGTAGAGAGAACTATGCAACCCAATTGGTTCTAGAAAGGCTCACAAACAGCGTAGGAGAGGCTTTTTCAAGCCCTGCTATGCAATGGGGTACAGACCAAGAGCCAAACGCTAGAAACGCTTATGAGCTGAAAATGAGCACATTTGTTAAGGAAGTTGGTTTCATTGACCATCCAACGATTGACATGAGTGGTGCTAGTCCTGATGGATTTGTAGGTGAAGATGGCTTGGTAGAAATTAAGTGTCCTAATTCATCAACACACATTGACACATTGGTAAGCCAAAAAGTACCAGCTAAATACTTGCCCCAAATGCAATGGCAAATGGCTTGTACTGGTCGCAAATGGTGTGATTTTGTGAGTTTTGACCCAAGAATGCCTGAAAACTTGCAGTTATTTGTTAAGCGTATTGAGTTTGAGGCCCAGTACGTCAAGATGTTGGAACTAGAAATCACAGAGTTTTTAGAAGAAGTTAATCAAAAAGTAATCACATTAAGGAATTTAAAATGAAAAAAGATATCAAAGTAAAAATGCGTACCTATGTTGACAAAAATGGTGAAACAAAAAATTACTGGATGAAAATTGGCACATTGGTGCAAACAGACAAAGGTGAATCAATAAATATTGAATGTTTCCCAGTAATTGAAGGCGGTTGGAATGGTTGGGCATCTGTTTTTGAAGCCAAAGAAGATTTCGCACCTAAACCCCAATATCAGGCTAGGCCAAATTTAAGGCAAGAGCCAAGACTTAGCTTAACAGACGAAGACATTCCCTTTTGAGGTGCAACATGGATTTATTTAAAGCAATGAACTTACCTGAGTTTGGAACTTTGCCAAAGTTTTTGGCTAGAAAAGAAGCTCCAGAAACGTCAAAAGAGGCAGCAGAGAAGGTAGATACCCAAACCCTTGAAAGAATCGTTTATGAGGTCATTAGAAGCCATCCAGAGGGATGTATATCAGACCAAGTGCTTGCCCAACTCCATAATTTGCCTTATGGGTCAGTTACAGCTCGTTATGCTGCCTTAAAGCGTAAAAAGTTAATCTATACAACTGACGAAAAAAGGGAAGGCAAAGCTGGTAAGCCTCAGTATGTGATGAGGGCTGCTTAAAAAAGTAGTTGACAAACTTAAATTGTGATATAGTGGAATGGCTACAAAAAGTAGTGTTTTTTGCAAAGAAACAAAGGATTTATCATGGGTTATCCAAAAATGGAGAAAGAGCCAAAGGGAGTTACATCTTCTGATCGCACAGGCATGAAGAAGGTAAGCGTTCCTATGGAAGACAAAGAAGTATTTAAAACAGGTGCAACTGGTGAGAGAGTGCCAAAGGGTGCTTTGTCTTCAGACACATCTGGTGAAAGAAAAAGACCCATCATGGGTGGTGTTGGCATGGGTAAGGCTGATGGTATTGGCGAGCGTGACGCTGGTCACATG